GTTGCAATGCTCTGCGGAACACTTCAATGCAACAACCAACGGACTTTCCAGAACCTACTGGCCCTCGAATGCCGCGAAAGAAACAATCTTCTTTTAGAAAGGCTTTGATTACTTCGCCATCTGGCTTGTACTTAAAGTCTGCCAATTTCGTGATCCACCCCAAATTTAATCATGCGTTCAATAACGTCAGGCGCAATAACAGCAATCATCTTATCGGCTTCTCGATCCGTGCAAAACTCTTCTGGATGGTGAACAAGGTGTACCTTCTTCACTATTGTACGAAGCATGTCTCGCTCTTCTTTATTTATTGTGTGTAAGAAACTCATCTAAATCTTGCGGCCTTCTTAGCAATACTTTTTGGCTGTTTGCTAAACTGCTTGCCCTTACGCAATGCCGCCCTCTTTGCTTTAGTTGTTCTAGCATACTCTTCACTGGACATAGACTTTATTGCCGCTTCCGGCAAGTAACGCTCACCAGTTGCCTTGCTACCTTGAGTGCTAGGCTTGCCTGACTTAGTGCGCCACTTCTGCTTTGTCCAAGCTTTAATAGATTTCTGTGAAGGGGCTAATGCCATTACATACCCTTAGCTTTTAAATATTTCATGTAAAGACTTCGGAGCTGACCCTTTGCCATGCCATCAATCTCTTTAGCAGTGGCTAATTCATTTGACTTTGCCCATGATCTAAAGCCGCTATCCATGCTCATGGATTTAATATCACCGCTTGATGATGCTTTTTTAAGAAGTGATTGAGCAGTTGTTTTCTTTGGTGGTTTCATGATGTATAGCCTCCTCCGGCTTTTTTATAAAGCAAGGCAAGACGTTGTGCTTTCCTTGCTGACCATTGACCAGACGCACCACCTTTTGATTCACGCTTAACCTTATTAAAAAGGCGTTTGCGCATAGCGGGTTTGGTATAGTTTCCAGCCGCGTTAACTGCCATCTTCAACTCTTGGTGTTAACTTCTTCTTGCCCTTGGTAGACCTACGCTCGGCAGGGTAGTTCTTCTTCGGGGCTTCTGGCTCCGCAACTTCAATAACTCTCTCAGAGTGAGAGGTAAAGGTTTCTCCTGTCATCAATCTGCCATCAGGCATCTTAACAACAGGCCCTTGATAGACTTTGCCGTCACGCTTTTGATACATCATGACTTAGACTTCAGAATCTTTTTCTTCAAGGCATCAGGCAATGTCTTCTGCTTTCCAGTTAAAAGAGTCTTCTTCTTTGGTGGGCGACCCACCTTTGAACCATAAGTTCCTTTTCCCATAGGCATTATTTTGCTCCTCCAAATTCCTTGTCAATCTTCTTCAGCTTGCGCCTAACATGAGCTAATGCTCCAACACCTAACGCACCAACAGCAGGGATAGCATAGCTAACTATGTCAGTAACAATAGGACCTACTTGCATTACTTCAGCCGCACCGCTTGTCTTTTTAAGCAAAGTGCTTTTAGGTTTCTTTGGCTTTCTGTTCATTATGCTTTCCTTTCCTTTGTCTTCTGATAACGCTTCAACAAACTACGCCCCCTAGCAACAGCAGAGGCTTTGTCACCACCATGACCCCAAGCCTCTAAAGATAACTTGAGGCGAGTCTTCCGACCCTTCTCATCCTTGAGAGGCCCTCTCGATGATCCCATCCTTACAAGGAAGCTTCCCTTCCTTCTCTTCTGTTCTGGAGTTGTTGCAGTCTTCTTGACCGGAGCCTTTAAGTTGCCCCCTGTCTTTCGATTGTACGAAGCACGTCCGGCGGCGTTTAACCCACCCTTTGGGTTTTGACCTTCTTTTCGTTGCCATGCCGGAGTCTTTTTCATTAATACTTCGATCCCATTCCTTGGCCTTCTTTATTGCCAAAGCTGTCATGCCCAGAAAGACCCTGAGTGCCAATGCTTACAGAGCTAGTAGGGCTGACACTGTTGTCCTTGTCACCACCTTGCTTCTTGATAAGAGTCTTCTTCTTCTTAACAGGAACTTTCTTAACAGGAGTAGAACTCTTTGAACGTTTAAAACCACTAATGCACATATTAACCTCACAGGTAAAAAATATTTATAACACGTTTTGTAGAGCTTTTTAAACTAAAAATGTTTGTGGTAGTCCCTGTCACTATACTAGCCGCCACTTTTTCCTCCCCCCTACCCTCTATGCAGAGCCACATACTGGCCGTAATCGCCAGTACCATGTGGTCGCGTCTGGGCAAAGCCCATGCCGCGGCTACTAACTAAGGTCGATACTCACAGAGATATCGCCCTTGTGCAGATGCAACTGCTTATCGGCTGGCTTGAAGCCAGCACGATCGAGGATGTCCTTGCTCGCTTCGAGCTGGACATACTCTGACTTAGCCCCTCTGGCTAAGCCAAGCAGTTTGCTAGCGGCAACGGTAGCGTTAAGTCCTAACGCCTCTTGCACACTCTGCATCATATATTGCTGTACATGCGGCTGGCGTAACGCCTTGGAAGCACTTACTCTTCCTGATTCGCCAGATGCGTACCCTGCCATCTCAGCCGCTTCTCTAATCGTGCAACCAGTTGATACGAGCGTATCCACCAGCTTTGTTTGTTTATCTGTAAGAACCAGCTCTTTCATACTGCTAACCCCCCTTGTGATTCCCCCCTTTCTTGGCACATGTTGACAACGATGTCAACGCACTCTGCGGCAACTTGCAATCCATAACACCCTATGTTAATGGCGCAACCTCATTGCCTACTAAAAGGCATACTAAAAGGCGGCAATCTTGATCTTGGTTCGATCAGTCACTCAAGGTTGCGTAACGCCCTTAATCATTCAGAACCTCCTTCTGGGCGGTTTATGAGGGATATTCGCACCAACACTTTGGCTTGACACAACCGCCAACCGCATAGCGAGTTGGCCTAGATTGGTCAAGTGGGGCAGGCCCTATGGACCTCGCCAATTCCAGTCGCATATCCACGGCTTTGCCGAGGCGACTGGGGCGAGAAGCCATAGCCCACCAAAGCCCGCCCCACTTAACAAATCTTTGTGTCCTGCCGAGGTTGTCGGGAATAGTCCCGCATAAACCTAGAAGGAGAACCAAAATGACTAAGAACGTAACTACACCTAGAGTAACAGAACTCACCAAGATCAAGATTACCGTAATAAACTATCATAAAGGTGACAATATGGAATACTTACGCTCAACAATAGCTAGAGATGCTTGTTATACTAGCAAGAACGCACTGCGCTGGAAGACTGAGGCGCTGTCAAAGGTAAAGCAAGAAATTACTACACTGCTTGATCAAGTGGGTTCAGAAATTGTTGATGTACAACTCGCAAGGAAAACAGACCTTTTCCATTCAATGGAAGATGAGCTTGAAGAGTTACAGATTCGTCATGATTCTGATCTTCAAGTCCACAAGACAGTGACTGGTGAAGTGTGGACAGAAAAGCCAAAGTCATTCCGTGAAAAGAACTCACAAGCAGTTCTTGAAGCCGCACGAGCGATCCTCGCGTCTTAACCACAAGCCAAGAGGCGGTGCAAGCCGCCTCAAAGCTTTTGATATCAGATACTATTTGCATAATGTGTACGCATATGTATAATAGTACATGCAACAGGAGGTAATAATGTTAATCAGATTCGCACTATTTATTCTCACCATGCTCTATGTATTTGCATGGACGAATGCACTCACCCTCATCACTGGGATCGAGTGGCTCAACTGGTATTATTGGATGGCTTACTTCGGAGGTGCAGTATAATGAAAGAACCATTCTTAAAAATTTCGGATTTGTTATTTTTCAATGGTGAAATATTGGATCGTAACAATACCATAGACTTAGAGTCTGGCAATCATTCTGAAAAAATGAAACAGATTGGAATAAGTCTAGGTCGCAATGATGTCATTCGTGACTTGTTGCAATTAATACAAGATAAAAAACTTTTCATCAACATAGGAGATAACGATGGACGGAACACTACCAATGATTAAAGACTGGGATTTTGATGTCGAAACATATGATCTCAAAGTCAGCAAATTATCTGATGATAATATAAATGTTATTGTGCCACCAAGTATGGCACAGGCTGTTGTGCGCACCGATACTAATTCAATCTTAGGTGTACACACAGATAAATATAAAATAATTAAACATGATGATGTTGTTAACTCAGTCATGGATTCTATCCAGTCTGCAAATCTTTCACACGATTATACTGTTGACGTTCAAGTCCTCGATGACGGACGCAAACTCAAAGGTGAAATATTATTTAATGACATCACCATTGAACCACAGAAAGACGACTACATTAAATTCAGAGTACCATTCTACAATTCATATGATGGCTCTTGGTCTTTCTCTGTGACATGCGATGGCATCAGACTGTGGTGTCTTAACGGATGCACAACACCAGATACAATAACTAAATCTGTATCTAAGCATACAGCTTCAGCCAATGTCACATCGTCAACTACAAAAATTCAACGTGGGTTTGAAATGTTTCTGCAATCAGAAGACAAGTACAGAGACTACACAAACATTGACATATCAAGCACACTAGCAAGTAATGTTTTCCGCAAATTAACCAAGCTTCCATCTGTTGATTCAGCAGATAAAAGTAAATTTAATGAAAAGCAAATGAGTTATTTGCGATATCAATGGCGTAATGAGAAAGCAGAACTTGGCAGTAATGCTTGGGCTTTATATAACACGCTGACTCATTGGGCTACACACACCAGTGAATACAAACAGTCAGCAACAACAACACGCAATCGTGAAAATCAACTAGCTAAACTATTCAAGAATGACGAATGGTATTACGCATAACACTGCCGTGGGGTATGCCGCCGCTCTGGGTGAGCGGCATACGCCCACGCCAGTTACAGGAGAAAAACATGAAGATGACATCACAACACTTTGAATTTATAGCAGACACTATAGCACCCAAGCTATCGTGGCCAGCACACATCCAGCAAATTGCAGATGAGTTGGCAAAAACAAATCCAAACTTTGATTCAGTTAAGTTTTGCAATCGTGCAGAAAAAGCATGGTGGCAAGCACACCCCATACAGGAGATCGATGATGACATCCCATATTGAGTGCATGGAATGCAAAGACACAGGCTGGGTACATGTACCTGATGGCCTTGGATGTATAGCAAAAGATGAATGCGATTGTGGTGCATTCATTAAACAATGGAGAAAACAAATGACACAAGACGATATGTTCGACACACCAGCGTACAAGTTAGTGCGTAAAGATGATCCTATTACAAGCCATGAAGCGGCTCAATCTGTAGACGTAAACAATATGGAACGAATAGTTCTTAATATAATTCAAGGCCATGGTCTTTCTGGCTGTATATCAGATGAAGTATTAGACTTGTTGCCTAGCTATAGATACAGCACAGTCACTGCTCGATACAAAGCACTCAAGGAAAAAGGATTAGTAATGGTTGATGACCGCAAACGCAAAGCCAAGAGTGGACGCAATCAATTAATAATGTGGGCAACGGAGCATTACAGTGAAGAGCAATAAAAAACCAGTAATCAAAAACAATACATTAAAAAAACTATTGTCTGTCCCAAAGGTTGACACCCCAAAATATAATCGTATGGGTTCATACCTCAACACTACACCAAAAGGAAAAATAAAAAGATGATTGAATATCCACATCGCATGACACCAACAGTCTATGTGCTTGAAACCGAACCGAAATACTTCTTCTCTAGTAAGGCACAAGCAAGAATGAAATATAAAACAATGGGTTATCCAGCTTACAAAGCACCAGTAACAACCCATACATTTAACAACAAGCAAGACTTGTTTGATTTTATTTGCCATCAAATAAGATATGGAGATAATAATGAAAGAGTTGTTTCAAGAGACGACCTATGAAAAGATAGTATCCCTTCTTATAGACAAGCGTAACAAGCTTGAGATGTCACAAGAACAACTAGCCCATAAGATTGGTTGCGACAGAACACTAATTTATAAATGGGAAAGATACAAACGAAGGCCATCTGGTTTTCTATTTGAGTGCTGGTTGGAGGCATTAAAACTTGAGCTTGTCATTAAAGAAAAAGATGAGTCGATCACAAAAATGTGACTCATGTGAAGTGACAACCAAGTGGTTTGTTTGCATAGGGTATACAAAACCATACTACACAATATGCGTTAACTGCTATGAGAGGGACATATGGCAAACAAGAATCGCAACAAAGGAAACTATCACGAAAAAGAAATTGTCAAGTGGCTCAACTCACTCGACTTCAAAGCGAAAAGACAGCCCCTCTCAGGCAGTCTGGGAGGCGAGTATAGAGGAGACATCCTCTGGACAATCGGAGACAAACAACTGGTGGTCGAAGTAAAGTACAGAGATAAGTCCAACTTTCCTAATCCATTTACGCTGTTCGATGATAAAGACATTGTCATTTACAAAAGAAGAAACGGCTCACCCAAAATGATTGTGATGTTTGAAGCTGACATTTTTGCAGATAATATTGCACCATTGTTAACAGGAGATGCAGATGAAGAAACTAATACCTGATGACTGGCAACCAACGCCAGAACTTACCCAATCAATAAACACAAAACTAAACAACGAGGTTAATCATGAGTCTGAAACAGATCAATTTATCAACTACCATCTCAGCAAAGGCAACAAGTTTGCCGACATCGAGAGAGCTTATCGCAACTGGTGTCGGAAGTCTGTTGAGTACGCCAAAGCAAGAGAAAGCCGCACTGCGTTTAATGGATATTTCCAATCCGGAAAAGATAGATCAGAGTCTTCTTTCTTCGCTGGAGTCTTTGACAGGATATCCAGTGAATGAAGTTACATCATGTAGATACAACGATCATCGTGGCGTTGACATATTGTGCCGAGGTTTCAAATTAAGATTTGATTCTATTGAGGTGGCAGACAAGGCGGTTCAACTTGTGGCATGTTCGTTTGTTGGGATGCCCAAGCAAGAGTTAAGCAAGAGACTTGCTGTCTTATCTACGCTGGTTGTCAAGCCAACAGGTGAATCATCAAAAGATTTAGCCTTGCGTGTACAGTCTTTATCACTACAGCTTCAAGATTATCCGGCTGATATTGTTGATGCGGCTATCAAAGAAGTACAGAACACTACTACATTCTGGCCTTCTTATTCAGAATTTTACAAGCACATCAAGTGGCGCATGATGCGCAGAGAAAAACTGTACGATTCTGTAGTTTTATTGCGTAATCAGCTTGCAATTCCACAGTAATCCCATTAAGATACATACAGCAACAGGAGGTAACAATGAATCGAATAGGATTCCTTGGCGGTTCGGACATGTACCGCATCATGATGGACGACTGGCAATCACTCTGGGAAGAAAAGACAGAACGCACACCACCCCCAGACCTATCT